CGTGATTTCGCAACATCTCTCAACTTTTGCCAAAGTTCTTTATCCTTCAACCAAATTTGACGTTGGTCCGCTAAGCTTTCGGTTTCTTTTAAAAATGGTTTTAGCATTTCTTCACTAAAATTATCACTTGAGGTTCTAGCTACGGGAGCACCACCGCCACTTATAGTTTTATTTTTAAGTAAATACGGTTTTTCTTTTTCTAATTTATTTTTTACATATTCCTGTACCGGCAGTTGCTCATATCCGTCAACTACAACGGGCACCCCGTCTTTTATTTGTATTTTTTCTTTGGGAACTAAATTATTTAAGACAAGTTCAGGGTCATGTGTTATTTCGGTTAAAGCCTGTAAAGCCGGCGTAATAAGTTCCAGTTCTTTATTTCTAGCCTCTAGAAGTTCAATACGCCTTTTATCTTCGGCAGACCGATCACGATATTGTTGTTCTAGTGCTTGTTTAGATTCTTCATACTTACCGGCTTTTTCTAAATCTTCTTGCTCCCTTTTTTGTTTAAACGCTAACAAAGTTTCATAATCTTCAGGAATTACTTTTTCTTCTTTTTGGTTTTTTAATTTACCTATAAGCTCGTAATTTTTAGCTTCTAATTTTTTAACAGATTCTTTTAAAAGCTCGATTTCGTTGTTATTAGTTGGGGGCGTAGCCACCTCTTTGTTTTCTTCAGACATAAAATAGTCGTAAACTAAGTATTAATAATAGTTATACTACCATTTCACAAAATAAGCTAAATATTTAACAGTTCCATTTTTCTAAAGCTAAAGCTTTTCTTGTTTTACGACCTTTACTATCTCTAAGAGGTCCTTTAACACCAGCCATTCTTGCACAAAATGATTTTTTTCTAGCTTTTTCAGATTTAGTTAAATTTTTTGTTTTAGTAACGGGTGCTTTCAAATTACTACCAGTTTCCCTGTTTATTTTATCTCTTCCTTTTTTTGTTAAGCCACCCGTAGGACTTTTATGTTCTTTTTTAAGTTTTACCGGTTTTCTTTTTTTTTTCATTTGCGATACCTCTTATAAATAGCCTTATCGACAGTCCTTGCTTTATCGCCACGCATATAACTATTAACACGACCCATAGCCCATGCCCCCATAGAAACATTACGGGAACCGCCGCCTAAGTAAGCACCTTGACCTTTTCTATATACAGCAGCTAACTCGCCGTATTTAAATTTTGTTCCTTCGGCCTTTTTTTTAAGTGCTTTTACGACGCTTGCGTTTAGCGGTTTTGGTTTTGGTTTTGGTGCCATCTTGAGCAATCCTTGATTTTTGTACGGCTTTAATATCTATATATAAACCCTTTTTATAAAGTTCGGCGGTTTTTTTTATTTCCGCAGCTTTAGCGGCCCTATTTTTAGAGCCACTTAAATATTTTTTAGGGACACCGGTTTTTTTATCCCTTGCTACTTTTCTTAATTTTCGGCTCATCTTTTTTTACTTTAGGTTTTTGCTTCCCTTTTGAGAGCTTTTCAAATAACTTAGAAGCCATTACTTTTTACCGCCTTTTTTTATTTTCTTTTTTTTCTTAGTCGTACCCATTTTTCCGTAATGTGAAGGCATAATTTTAAAAGCAACTAAGTTAAGTTTATCCGACTTTTGGATATTTTTCTATTAATTCTTTCAAACTTAGTTCGCTTCCGTCTTCACTTATTATTTTACGCAAGGCGTTACGAGGACTTTCTTTTTTTGTATTTATCAAATAATTAAAAAACTTTTTTTTATTACCTAAAGCTTTACTTTGCATATCGGGATTATCTTTTAACCAATTAGGATAACTAACATCTTGCGGCACCCTTCCTACTTCGCTCGGTCTAGTATCGGGAAATCTACGGCGTAAATCTTCATCATCTATAACAGGTACAGTACTCGAACGGCAATTAAAATGTTGCGGAGGCATAGGTCCTTTACCGTATTCAAAATGTTTACCGTCTAAACTTCCGCATAAGGCGGTAGTCCTAGCATCTAATATCGCGACGTATTCATATTTTTTTGTGACATCTTGATTAGCCATATAAACAGCTTGACTTGCCATATTTTGTACTTGGTTTACGGAAGTTCTTACTATAGTTCTTACTTGATTATTAGCTAACTTTATTCCAGTTCCTCCCGCTAAAGCTTGAGCTTTTGCTGTCATTGTTTGGTTTTTACCAAACTGCAAACGACCTCTTAAACGTTTAGCTATTTCAGGGATAGATTCGCCTTCAGTAATACCAACTCTAATTTCTCTTGATATAAATTCGGCTTGCGAAGCGGCTATACCTCGAAAAGCTTTTTCTACTACTTCGCCGTTAGGTAAAGATATTGCCGAACCTTTAGCCGCGGTCAAATTAAAAGTTCGTCTTACTTGACTTTCTAAAGTAGGTAGAGTTAAAACATTTATTTCGGTGGGGTCGGTATAAACAATACTGCGGGCAAAATCACCAGATATCTGTACGCTATTTACGTTGGCGGCTCCTACCGGTAAGGCTTTTTGTAATTCATTTCGTACAAAATCGCTTTGAAATAAAGAAAGACTTTGAAGTTGGTCCGCTACGTAAGCAGTATTTTCTACAGACCAACCCTCTAAACTTTCTTTCATTTGCAAAAGCATGCTTCTAATACGAGCTACGGTAGCCGGCGAAGTAACCTCATCTATAGTGGCTAATTTAAAAGTAAGGTCTAAAATTATATCGTTGTAATTCGTTACAATACGGCGTGCTATCCGGTTGCTATATCTATTTAAATCAATAGCCTCTCTATAAAAACTTTCCGGAATAGACATTTTTTAAGCCGCGTCATCTTCTTCAGTGGCCTCGTCGGGTTCGGCTTGCGGCGTTGGTCTAGCCATTTCTACTAAACCACCACTTTGAGTAGCTTCAACTTCTTCTTCTACATCAAATTCGTCGCCTAAAACTTCGCCTTCGGTAAGTTGATCTAATAAAGTTTTTTGCGTAATAGATCCGGAAGTATATAGTTGCAGGTAGGCTTGTATTTCTTGTGGCTCTAAACGTTGCGATAAGAAGTCTCTATTAACAAAACAAGTGCCGGCTTCGGAGTTTAGATATAGTCCGTGAAACTTAAGACAGTTATCAATCATGTCTTGTACTTGTTGAGCCACGACCATCATTGTCGAGTCGCCCTGCGAGCGATCTATACGTTTTGCCTCCGCCGTTTCAGCCGATAGCTTTTGCCCTAATACTGCGGCTAACCCTAATTCATTTATTTGACCTTCTAACTTTTCTAACCTTTTAAATTGTGCTTCGTAACTTCTTCCAGCCGGTTCTATATATTCGGCTCTTCCTTCGGGAGGAAATGCAATAGCTTCGCCAGCACCCGCCGAAACTTCTTCTGCGTTTTGTGGAAAACCATAAAAAGCCAACATAGGCACGGCACTTATATGTAATTGATTATCAAGATCACTTTGTATTTGATAAGCTTTTAAATTAAGTTCTGCAATATCAGACATCGGCGGTCTACTTTCTAAAAAATTAAGACGATTACTATAAGCAACGGAAAAAGGTATGCGGCCTAAAGACATACGGCCTTCATCATGTTTGATATAAACGCCTTTACTATTTTTACGATGTATTTCAAAACTATCGGGAGTCAGTAACCTAACTTGCTCTACTATTTTTTCTCCGTAAAGACCTTCCGGCTCCGCAACTTTTTCTTTAAGACGTAGTTGCGTTAGTTCGACTTGACCGTCGATCATGTCGGTTCTATATCCTAAAATGTCACGCGGCGTATAAGTTACCCAATAAGGTCTACCGCCGGCACCCGAAGCAGGGGCATCAACTAAAACACCTATATGGCCGTAACGAATCATTTTTCGAGTGGTTTCGTAGGTCCAAACGTTTAAATCATTACCTTGTAAATCAATATCGAAAAGTTGCTCACGAATATTGTCGGCGGTATCGTTTAGCCTTACAGGTTTACGGGTTAGCATACCGGCAAGCATTCGTTCTAATCTGATGTAATAAGGAGGGCAAACACTGCGGGCGAGTCTATTATCGTAACTTTCGTCTAGCTCTCTAGGTTCTTGCAATAAATATTTTCTATGCTTACTACGCATTTGGTAAGTTCCGCCAAGTAAATCTTCTATTAAAACCCAATGAGGTTCTTGCGAAAACCAAGTATTATTAGGGTCGTCTATATCATTTCCTTGCCTATTAGTTTGTCTATTGTAGTGGTTGTAACCTGAGTACACTTTAACCTCTTAGTTTGTTTATAGTTTAGACAATAATCTTAATAAAGCCTAATTCCAGTTTTACGACCGGCGTTCATGTGTAAAGGATTAAACAAACGCCAAGTTATATATCCTAGAGCGTCATTCATGTGGTCATAACCGGCGTCTTTATCCGGCTCGCCTTTATCATTATAACTTTGGAGTTCCAAACATTCTATAAGCCTAATAGCTTTTTTACTTATCATCATTTTACTTTCCCCCTTTCCATTTAAGAACATTCCTTGAACTGAGTTTACTCTATCTCTTATCGCAGGGTTGGAAAGAGCCGACTGATTTAAAAAGCCGTAACTTTCTAAAATTTC